AAACATGAAGAAATATAGATTGGTAGAAGAAAATCAATTGATAAGATTGCTTGAAGGGAATATGATTTACGAAGAATTATGTGCTCAAGGAGTGGATAACTGGACTGGATGTGATTTTATACATTATCCAGATGAGGATGAAATTGAAGCAGAGTTAAATAAATTTAATAATTATGTTAAAGTAATGGAGGTAGGTGACTAATATGAACGCAAAAGAAATAGAATTAATCAATCTTCTTATTAGAGAAAGTGTTGCTCATGGCGGAGATGTTGGTGGTGCTTATTTTTCAAATACTAATAGTCTTTTAAATACGATAGAAAATTATCTTGAGTATAAAGGGATTAAAGATCAATACGAAGTTATTACAACGCTTATAGATCCTTATGGTTGCAAGTGTGAAATTCCGCCAAAGATAGTAAAAAAGATACAGAATTAATTCGCAAAGAATCTTTTTGGGGGTTTTAATTAGGTATATTATTTCTATATCTAAATCTTTTTTATTATTTTATTTTTAATAAAAAATATGGTATAATATTTATATAAAAAAGAAAAATAATTTTGGTCAAATAAGTTTAAAGTTCATATTAACAAAATTATATATTTATAGAAACTATAAGTTTCAATAAATATTAAGGAGCATAGATTATGTCAAATTATCAAGAATTAAATGAAATTTATCATCAATATTATCAAAAAGATTTTCCAAAGAGTACTTTATCTAAATGGAGAAAAGAAGGAAGAATAAAATCTGAATTGATTCCAGAAGGACAAAGAAAAGGTGGTGAATTATATAATTATGATTTAAAAAGTTTTAAACAAGAAATTTTAAACCCAGATTATGCAAAAAAAATCAAAGCATATAAAGAAAAACCTGAAGATTATATTGGTAAACAATGTGGATATTTATTAATAAAAGGAATTGTTCCTAAAGAAGAAAAAAAAGAACCTAATTACTCAGGAACTCTAATGTATTGTGAATGTTTAAAATGTAAAAGACCAGATTTAATACAAGTAAGATTTTCATATTTAACTCCAAATGGTAACTATACTCAAACTACTTGTGGATGTGGTAGAAAAGAAAGAGCATTTTTAGCATCATCAAGAGAAGGAGTTACAGAAAATTTTCTTTTAAATTTTAGTGAAGATTTTGAAAAATTTTTATTTACTCATAAAATGTTAGTTTCTACAACTGATAAATATTATATTCAATGTAATATTAAAGAATATGAACAAGCAATAACGCATTTTTATAATGATAAAAATTTTAATAAAATATATAATTTTTGGTTAGAGCATAAAAAAGAAAATAATACTTTTTATGATTGGGCAAAACCAAGTTTAGATCATATAATTCCTAAATCTAAAGGCGGCACTAATAAACTAGAAAATTTACAAGTATTAACTGTTTTTGAAAATCTATCAAAAAGAGATTTGACACAGCAAGAATGGAATGATTTTAAAATAAAAACTAATACAACTTCAGATTATTTTATAGAAAATATACAATAGAAGGGAGGGAGAATATACTAAATGAATAGAATTGAAATTCACTCACATAGTCATTATAGTAATATTCGTTTACTTTGACTCTATTAATAGACTTCCTCAACTAGCTGATTATGCGGCTGAGATTGGTCTTGCGGGAATTGCCTTAACTGATCACGAAACGGTAGCAGGGGCAGTTCAATGGAAAAAACAAGAGAAGAGAATAAGAGAAAAATATCCAAACTTTAAATGTATTATTGGTAATGAAATTTATCTTAAAAAAGAAAGAGATATGGGCGGGAAATATCCGCATTTCATTTTATTAGCAAAGGATAAAGAGGGATTTCGTCAACTTAGAATTTTATCTTCTATTGCGTGGATGAATAGCTACTTTGATAGAAGAATGGAAAGAGTTGTAACTTTAAGAGAAGACATAGAAAAGATAATAGGCGGGAACCCGGGTCATGTGATTGCGTCTACAGCTTGTTTAGCGGGAACCGTGAATTCAAATGTTCTTATAATGGAGAATGCTCGCAGAATAGGTGATGCAGAAACAGCGGAGAAAGCAAAGAACGAGATTATCGAATTTGTGCTCTGGTGTAAGAAAATCTTTGGTGAAGATTTTTATTTGGAAGTAGCACCTGCCGCAAACAGAGAACAGATAATTGTCAATAAAAAGGTCGCAGAATTATCAAAAGTCTTTAATGTAAAGATGGTAATTGGATCAGATGCTCATTATTTAAAGAAAGAAGATGCTGTAGTACATGAAGCATTTCTTAACTCTAAAGGCGGAGAACGTGAAACAAAAGATTTTTATGAGTATGCTTATCTTCAAACAGAAGAAGAAATAAAAGAGAATTTAACTCCTTCTATTGTTGATTTGTATGAAGATATGTGTGCAAACTCAATGGAAATCTTTGATAAAATAGAAGATTATTATTTAGATTATCCTCAACAAATTCCAAAGGTTGTTGTTCCTTTTGTTGAAAAAGGATATTATACAATTAACGGAGTAACAAAAGAAGAATATCCAACTTTATATAGTATGGGTATTTCTGATGACAATATTGAAAGATATTGGTTATCTGAATGTCTTGATGCGTTAGTTAAAAAACATTTAATAGGTGATAAAAGATATTTAGAAGAACTTGAACTCGAAGCAAAGATTAAGAGAATTGTAGGTGAAAGACTTAATACTAATATGTTTTATTATCCTATAACTCTTAAACATTATATTGATTTAATTTGGGAGTGCGGGAGTCCGGTTGGTCCGGGAAGAGGTTCAGCTCCAACAGGTCTTAATCACTGGTTGTTGGGGATTACACAATACGACCCAATCAAGTATGGTCAGCAGTTCAGAAGATATATGAACGAGGGTACGAGAGAATTAGGGGACATAGATATTGACATCTCACCAGCTAGACGTAGTTATATCATAGACCAGATTAAGAAGGAACGAGGCGAGCACTTCCGCAAAGACATAGACGATTTAAGTAAAAAGAATTTAGGAGCAGCTCTTGTTGCGACATTTGGTACAGCGACAACAAAGAAAGCTATCCAGATTGCTTGTAAAGGCTATCGTTCAGAAGAATATCCAGATGGTATTGACGTAGATACTTCACAATATATTTCTTCTCTTGTTCCATCAGAAAGAGGATTCGTATGGAGTCTTAAAGACTGTTATTATGGAAATAAAGAAAAAGGTCGTAAACCAGTTCAGACATTTATAAATACAGTAGATGAATATCCTGGTTTATTTAATGTTATGACAGGCATTGAGAATATGATTGTAAGTCGTAGTTCTCATGCATCTGGAGTTATTTTTATGGACGAAGATCCATATCAGTTTGGTGCATTTATGAGAACACCGAGCGGAGACATTATAACTCAGTTTGACCTTCATGATTGTGAAAGTATAGGTATGACGAAATATGATTTCTTGGTTACATCCGCTATGGATAAACTTACGCAGGCAATTAAATTTTTACAAGAAGATAATCAGATTGACCCAAGCTTAAGTTTAAGAGAAGTATATGAAAAATATTTCCACCCAGATGTAATTAATTTTGAGGATAAAGAAGTATGGGATTCAATTAAAAGGAATGATGTGCTTGATCTTTTTCAGTTTGATTCGGTCGAGGGTGGTAAAGGTATAAAGTCAATTCAGCCAGAGAACTTAACTGAATTATCAAACGTTAATGGTCTTATCCGATTAGTAGCTCCAGAAGGTTCTACAGAGAGACCGATAGAAAAGTATCAAAGATTTAAAGCGAATCCGCAACTTTGGTATGATGAAATGAAGTCTTATGGTTTAACAGAAGAGAATGTTAAAACTCTTGAAAAATATTATAAGACAAGTTATGGTATTAGTATTTCACAGGAAAATTTCTTGTTTTCTCTTGGTGACGAAGGAGTATGCGGTTGGGACTTCAGTAGATGTAATGATGCAAGACGAGTTATTTCTAAAAAGAAAATGGATAAACTTCCAATTCTCAAACAAGAAATAATAAATGACGCGGCAACCCCAGAACTAGGAAGATATTATTGGGATCATGTAGTACTTCCAATTTCGTCATATGCCTTTTCAGACCCACACGCATTGGCTTATGGTATGGTGGCATATCAAATGGCTTATATAGCAACAAAGTGGAATCCGCTTTATTGGACAACCGCTTGTTTAGTTGTTAATAGTGAAAGTTTGGAGATTGAGTCTGATGATTTAGATGATGACGAACAAAAGAAAAAGAATAGAAACTGTGATTATGGTAGAATAGCGAGTGCGATTAGTAGAATTAAACAGAATGGTGTAGAAATATCTTTGATTAATATTAATACATCTGATTATGGATTTAAGCCTGATGTTGAAAATAATCGTATCCTTTATGGTCTCAAACCTTTAAGTAATATTAACGAGGAAACTATTGAACAAATTAAGGCGGGAAGACCTTATATTGGAATTAAGGACTTTATGAATAGATGTCCTCTTGGAAAGAAGGCAATGATAAATCTTATTAAGGCGGGAGCTTTTGATGAAGTTGAAACAGAGTTATCTTCAAGAAAAGAAATTATGGCATATTATATTTATAAAGTCTGCGGTATGAAAACAAGATTAACTTTACAGAATTGGAACGGTTTAGTTCAGAGTAATTTAGTACCTAAAAATTTAGAGTTACAGATTAGAATTTTTAATTTTAATAAATATATAAAGGCTTATTGTAAGGTTGGTCAATATTATCAGTTTAATGATATTTGTATGCAGTTTTTTGAGAAATTTATGCCAGAAGTCTTGGATAGTGTTGAAACAATTAATGGAGCATTTTGTATGTTGCAGAAAGACTGGGACAAGATTTATCAAGCTGGAATGGGCGTGGCACGAGATTGGATTAAGGATAACCAAGTAGAAATCTTGAAAAAGTATAATGCATCAATATTTAAAGAAATGTGGGATAAATATGCGGAAGGCAATTACTCACATTGGGAAATGGATTCAGTATGTTTCTATCATGGTGAGCATGAATTAGAAAATATTGATTATAATAAATATGCTTTATCTGATTTTAATAATTTAAGAACAGATGATATTGAATATTATTATAAAAGAGGAAATCTTAATATTCCTATTTATAATTTGCACAGAATTGCGGGTACTGTTTTGGATAAAAATGACACAAAGAATTATGTTGTGTTACTCACAAAAACTGGTGTTGTAAATGTTAAATTGAGTCGTGACCAGTATGCAAAGTATAAGAAAAGAATTAGTGAAATTCAGCCAGATGGTTCAAAAAAGATTGTTGAGCAAGGTTGGTTCACAAGAGGAAGAATGTTGATGTTTACAGGATATAGGTCAGATGATATAACTTTCAGAGTTAAGACTTATAAGAATACAATGACACATCAGATTTATTTGATTGAGGATGTTGTTGGTGATGAAATTAAACTGAGACATGAAAGAGTCAATGGAATAGAAGAAGATTATGATGAATAATGCGGAAACCGGGTCCCATCTAAAGGACTCGGATTCCCGCGAAAGGGGTATAAATGAAAGATAATAAGAATAATTATGATTCAATAATAATGACAAAGGAAAATATGGTTAATCATCCCCCTCATTATTCAGAGGGTAGAAAATATGAGCCAATTGATGTAATTGTAGATTGGAATCTTAACTTCCCGCTCGGAAACACTATCAAGTATATATCTCGTGCTGGACGAAAAATTGATACACTCGAAGATTTAAAGAAAGCGGCTTGGTATTTAAATTATGAGATACAACGTCTAGAGGTTGAATTGGACACGAATGATTAATTAAGATACAGTAATTTTCAAATAATATTACAAACCCTTTAAAATACTTTAATTAATTAAGGAGGAAGTAATCAAATGGAATATTTTATTATTAAACGTGATGGAGTTAGACAGAAGTTTAATCCGCAGAAAATTAAGGATGCTATCCTTAAAGCTTTTTATGAGGTAGATGGCGAAATTTCTGATTATGCAAAAACAAAAGCCGATAATATTGCTAACTATATTGAAGGTTATATGGAAGGTGAGCCAGATGAACTTACTATTGATGAAATTCAATCTCTTGTTGAACATGGTCTTATGAGTCTGAAGCAAAAGGATGTAGCAACCGCATACATTGAATACCGTCACGAAAGAGATTTATCAAGAAAAAACACAATGGACGACACACTTTCAGAAATGTTGAAAAATGAAAGTGAATATTGGACAAAAGAAAACAGTAATAAGAATAGTAAAATTTTAACTACTCAAAGAGATTATATGGCGGGAATTATGTCTACCGATTATTCTCGTAGATATATACTTCCTAAAGATGTAGTTCAAGCGCATGATAAGGGCGCTATTCATATCCATGATCTAGATTATTTAGCAGAGAATGCAATCACAAATTGTTGTCTTATTAATCTGGAAGATATGCTTAAGAATGGTACAGTAGTAAATAATGAGATGATTGAAAAACCGCATAGATTTATTACTGCTATGACTATTGCTACTCAAATTATGTTAGGTGTTAGTTCTAGTCAGTATGGCGGCGAGACCATTACAGTATCGCATTTAGCACCTTTTGTTAGAGATAGTTATAATAGATTTTTAAATAAATATCTTGAAAGAGGCGTTGAAGAAGAAAAAGCAAAAGAATGGGCAGAGTTAGATACTCGTAAAGAAATTTCGGACGGGGTTCAAACTTTTAATTACCAGCTTAATTCCATGACAAACACAAATGGACAGTCACCATTCTGCACCGTGTTCTTTTATCTAAACGAAAACCCTGAATATACAAAAGAAATTGCGATGATTACAGAAGAATTCTTTAAGCAGAGAATTCAAGGTATTAAAAATAAAGCTGGTGTATATGTAACTCAAGCGTTTCCTAAACTTATCTATTGTTTAGATGAAAACAATATAACAGAAGATAGTGAATATTGGTGGTTGACAAAATTGGCTGCGGAATGTACTGCTAAACGAATGGTTCCAGACTATATCTCAGCCAAGGTAATGAAAGAACTTAAGCAAGGTGATGTATACCCTAGCATGGGTTGTCGCTCCTTCTTAACTCCAGACCCTGTGAATCATAAGTACTGGGGTAGATTTAATATCGGCGTATCTACTGTCAATCTTCCTTATGTAGCTCTTGAAGCAAAGAAAGAAAATAAAGACTTCTTTGAAGTTTTAGATAAATACTTAAATCTTTGTCATAAAGCACAGAAAATTAGACTTCAAAGATTAGAGAATGTAACTTCAGATGTTGCTCCTATCCTTTGGCAGAATGGCGCTTTTGCAAGACTTGCGGAAGGTGCTAGTCTACATGAACTTTTACATGACAACTATTGCACATCTAGTTTAGGTTATGCTGGCTTATATGAAGCTGTTATGATTTTGACAGGAGAGAGTCATAGTAAGAGGGGCACTAAAGGATATAATCTTGGAATTAAAATAATGCAACATTTAAATGATGCTTGTTCTGCTTGGCGAGAAGCAGAGAATGTAAGTTATTCTCTTTATGGTACCCCAATTGAAAGCACAACATTTAAATTTGCTAAGGCATTAAAAAAAGACTTTGACATAATTGAAGGTATTACCGATAAAGATTATGTAACTAATAGTTATCATGTAACACCTTCAGAAGAAATTTCTGCTTTTGATAAAATTGATATTGAGGCTGACTTCCAGAGACTTAGTCCAGGAGGCGCTATTAGTTATATTGAAGTTGGAAATTTACAGAAAAA